TAAAAAAACAGCAGATTATTCTGTTATAATGCCAATTGCTGTGGATTCAGAAGACAATAGGTATGTTTTACCATATTTTAGAAAAAGAGTCAAGCCAATGGATCTGGCTGCTAGTATATTACAGTATGATACTCTATATGCTCCTGCTAAAGCACATATTGAATCAGTTGCTTATCAAGAAATGTTAAGAGATTATATTACTACAAAAAGATTTATTCCAGGCTTTGGGAAGAAAATTAACCCAAGAACTAGCAAGTCTTCTAGATTAGAAAGCTTACAACCTTGGTTTTTTCAAAATAAAGTTTTTATTAAAAAAGATATGGAGCCATTAGTAGATGAGCTCCTAATGTACCCCAGAGGAAGACATGATGACTTGTTGGATGGATTGTATTATGCATTTATGGGTTCATATACTCCACCAGATGAAGAGTATGAATCAAATAAAGACGATAAGCCAAAAGGGGGAATTTTTGACTGGTCCGTACTCTAAATATAAAAATTTACTAGACTTTCTAAATAAGCTTTCACGAGAAGAATTTACAGGAGAAATAAAAATAAATTATCATAAAGGGAACTTTTCTAAGCGTTTAAGCGTTAAAGTTACCAAAGAGATATAATTCTCTTAAAAATAATTGCGACCAGGGACCACCGTAGCAACGAAGCCCGTTAACCGTGAAGGTTAGGGGCTTTTTTTATTATGGCACAAACTGGAAATAACATACTAAAAAGTAAAATGCAGGTGGGAACATCTGCTTATCTTGGTTATGAGAGAGGTGATTCCAGTGCCGACTCAAAAGACCCTGACGTTTTATACACAGAAGAAATTCTTGAGAAGTATGATCAAGAACGTGAGTTGTGGTCGCAAAAGTTTATAGAGTCCAATGATTTTCGTAATGGAAAGCAATGGAGCAAAGAGCAAAAGAAAGCACTTGAAGAGAGGGGTCAAGCTGCAATAGTTATAAATCGCATGCATCCAATGATTGAGACTGCTAAAGCGATGCTCACTTCCAAGCGTCCTCAGTTTAGAGCAACTGCAAGAGACGATTCTGACAGAAAAACAGCAAAGATATTCTCTGACCTTTTTCAGTGGGTTTGGGAAAAGTCTTCTTCAGATATGGAGTTAAAACAATGTATTGATGATTACTATGTTGGTGGTCTTGGATATATGTATGTTTCTCAAAATCCACATGCTGATATGGGTAAGGGTGAAATACTAATGAAATCTATTCATCCATTAGATGTTTATGTGGATCCGAACTCAAGAGATAGGTATTTCAGAGATGCTCAACATGTAATGATTTGTAAGCTTATACCTGACTCTGAGGCTTTAAAAATCTATCCAGAGTTTGAAGATATTATTCTTTCTTCTGAGGAAGAAAAATCAGATAGGTATCCATCTAGTAATCTAAATAACGGCTTAGATCAAGTAATGATGGAAGATTTTGACAGAGCAAATGATGACCAAAAATATAGAGAATACATAGAGCGTTACACCAAGTTTAAAACAGAGATGTATCATGTTTATGATACAACAACTAGATATGAGTGTATGCTTACTGCAAAAGAGTTTGATGATTATTTAGAAGAACCTTACTTTGTTTTAAACGGTGTTGAAAGTGAAACAATTGTCACTGATTACAATGAGGTTCAGAGAATGATGGCTACCTATGAGCAAACTGGTGGCGTATACCACATGATGGTAAATCCACAAACTGGTCAACCTCAAATTATGGCTGGAGAAGAGCACGAAGGTTCGATTCCTAATTCCACTGTGTTGATGGAATTAAATATTAAGCAGAAATTATACGATGAAGAAAAGATTTTAGCAAATACAATTTTATGTGACCGTGTTGAATTAATGGTTTGCGTGGGTGGTAAGATGCTCTATAGAAGAATACTTCCTATATCGGAATATCCAATTGTGCCAATGGCGAATATTCACAACAGGAACCCCTATCCTGAAAGTGATGTTCGCTTATATAGACCTCTTCAAGAGTATATCAATAAGATTCGCTCTCTTATTATTGCTCACGCATCCACCTCTACAAATACAAAACTTTTGCTACCTCGTGGATCTGTTAATAAAAAGCAGCTAGAGATGGAATGGGGTCGTGCAGGGACTGCTGTTATTGAGTTTGATGCTGAGCTTGGTCAGCCAATCGTTGCAGGACCAGTTCCATTGCCAAATGAGTTATACAAAAATGAAGCTGAGGCTAAACATGATTTAGAATATGGCTTTGGTATCTATGAAATTATGCAGGGTGGAAATGACGGTGCTCCTTCAACATATAGAGGCACAGTTGCTATAGATGAATATGGTCAGCGTAGAATGAAATCTAGGCAAGATGATTTAGAAAATATGTTAAATGAATTGGCAAAAAGAGCTATTCCATTAATTCAGCAGCTATACACACAAGAAAAGATTATTAGAATATTAGAGCCTTCTGGTACGCAAAAAGAGTACACAGTTAATCAAGAACTACATGACTCATATGGCAACTTAATTGAAAAAGTTAATGATATTACAGTTGGCACATATGATATAAAAGTTGTTGCAGGTTCTACGCTTCCAAGTAATCGTTTTGCACAATTCGATTATTACATGGAATTATACAAAGCTGGGCTTATAGACCAGGTAGAACTACTAAAGAAGACAGAAGTTGTAGATGTGGAAGGCGTATTAGCTAGACACGGACAAATGCAGCAAATGCAACAGCAAATGCAGGGTTTGCAAGAAGAAATAAAAAAATTAAAAGGCGATTTACAAACTGCAGACCGTGAAGCACAACACGCAAAGAAACGTGTAGAAATAGAAAAATTTAAAACTCAACTCAAGAATGTCCAAAATAGATCTGAAAAAGCAGGTGAACTATACGAACAACGATTAGGTGATAGGTTAAAAGAAATGGACAAAGAAGTTAAGAAAGAAATGGACCAAGGCGGTCCAGAACAACAACCAGCTGGCGATTTACTTAGCCAGCTATAAATAGGATAATAACAATGACAGAAGAAAACGTACTAGAAGGTGAAGCTCAGGTAACTGAGACATCTGAATCTAGCAACGAAGGATCTGTTTTTGATGAGATCTTTGGTCAAGAAAGCAATGCTTTTGAAGAGCCACAAGTAGGAGATGTTCAACAGAGCATTGAACCTCAGCAAGAACAAATAGTTCCTGGAGAACAAATTAATCCTGAATCTGACAGCTATAAGTATTGGCAGTCAGAAGCGGACAAGCGTGCTTATGAACGGGATGAAGCGTTTAAAACATTAGGAGTTAACAATGTAGATGAGTTGAAAGCTATCTCTCAAGAGATGCAAGATGTTCTTCCAATTGCTAAATACATCAAGGGTAACCCTGAAGTTCTTAATGTAGTAGACAAATCATTGCGAGGTGAGCCGATTGGTAATCAGCAAGAGACTGAGAATCAAGAGACACCAGTAGAAAAACCTGTAAAGCCAGTTCGACCAAGTGGGTATGACGATATAGATGCGTACCAAGACAATGAAAGTGATTCATATAAATATCGCATTGCGGTAGAACAGTATAGAGACGATATGGTTGAATATACTCAAAAAGAAAATGAAGCACTTCGGAATACTATAACTCAAGGACAGCAGCAACAAGTTAGGAACCAACAAGTTAATGAATTAACTAATGAACTAATTACTCAACGTGGATATTCTCAAGAGCAAGCAGATGATTTTATCAACTGGGCTAATCAAGATGAAAGCTTCACAATGGATAATTTAATTCAACTTCATGGACAGATTCGTGGTATAACACCTAACCAACCTGTTGCTCCTCAAAATCCTCAAAGACAATATGTTGACCCTACAGTACAAAACAAGGTTCAACAAATGATCAGTGAACGACAACGTCTGTCTCAACCTGGTGCTGTAGCAACAGCTACTGGTTCAGATAATACTAGTAATCGTCCAGTTGAGGAAAGAGTTATGAATGACATGGTATCATCTTTTAATAAGTCAAACCCCTTTACGTAAACAATAATAATGAAAAGGGAAAATAGATAATGGCTATTTCTAGTAAATACTCTGGAGGTACAGGATCAGCCCCTCAAGGTGTCTCTATTAATGATAATAGAAGAATTTTTAACTTTGGGGAAAGAGTTGCAGAACTCAATCCTGTTCAATCTCCATTTTTCACATACCTTTCTAAGGTATCTCGTAAACCGACCGATGATCCAGTCTTTAAATTCTTAGAACAAAGACATCAATGGCAAAGGCGTAATTTTAAATTAGAGAGTGCACTAGGAGCTACAGCTCCTTCATCTGCTGGTGTTGCTGCAGTTTCTAATTTAAAGATTATGGCAATGTATGATCAATATGGTAGAACAACGACTGTTGGTCAGCCATGTAACTTTATTCTAGAAGGTGATTCTGTAGGTCAAATAATCCAGTTTAATGGTGTTTGGGAACCAACTACTGATAATACTGAAACAGATGATATTGCAGGTGTAATTGGTGTAAGAATTACAAATGTAGATGGTCATACTGCTGCAAGTGGTTCTACAGATGGTTATACTCAGATTGATGGTGATATTATATCATTTAACGGCAAACCTCTTGACTCTACTTATGCAACAACTGGAAACTTTGAAGCAGTAGATGGCTCTTTAGGTCAAGTAGTTGGATCAGCTCACGCTGAAGGTGGTAAAGCACCAGACGGATGGGAAGACGCATTGTATGACAGAGAAGGATATTGTCAGATCTTTAAGACTGGCATGAAGCTTTTCTCTGGTACAGCAATGGCTACCAAGTACAGAGGTGCTGCTGATGAGTTTAAGCGTATCTGGAGAGACAAGCTCATGGAGCACAAAATGGACATCGAGCATGCAATGCTTTTTGGTGTCGGTGGTGCTGATGAAGCTGGTGCTGGTCCAGTTCGTAAATCCTGGGGAATCCTACCTTATACTGAGCAGTATGGAAGCAATTTTGCTTTTACATATTCTTCAAGTACATACGATTCTTTCTTAGACGCAATGGAAACATACTTTGCTCCTGAATCTGGAAACAGTGGGGATAAGTTAGTTCTTGCTTCAAGAAAAGTAATTGGATGGTTAAATAAGTTAGGTGACAACACTTTTCTACATAACTCTATTGGTGCATCTTCGTATAAAATGGATGTTCAGAATGTACAAGGTGCATTTGGACACGCTGTAACAAAAGTGAATACCATTTTTGGTAATCTACATTTTGTTGCTGACCCTCTTCTAAGAGGAATGTACGAGAACTATGCAATTGCAGTTGATACTGGCAATGTTGCATATCGTCCATTAGTAGGTAATGGTAGTAATCGTGACACTCAGATTATGACTAACATACAAGGCAATGATGAAGACGGACGTAGAGATATGGTCTTGACCGAAGCAGGTCTAGAGATATCACTTCCTGAAACACACGCTGTTATGAAGTGGTCAGACTAAGTTAACTAAAAAAATGCAGGGGGAGTTTCGACTCCCCTTGTATAAAAGAATTATGGCAATAAGTAAAAAAACATCAAACAAAGTAGGTAAGCCTTATCAAAGTGGGGTAAAACCCAATAATAGGAGACCTAAGCCTAAAAAAGGTAAAAAGTAATAATTAATGGCAACATTTGAAGCACAAGTAGAAGCACAAACTTCTTTAGAAATAACATCAAGCACCACTCCAACTCAGAACGAGTTGTCTCAGTTTTTAAAAGATGGGGTTATTGATGTAACAGCAAGAACATTAAAAAGAAATCCTCAAGACTTTCAAGATTTTATTAGGACCACAGGTGAGCAAACTGCAAATGGTAAGGATATTAATGGGGCACAAATAGTTTCCGTAGTAAAAGAAGCAGCTATAAACGATGATTGGAAAACTTGTAAACAACTGGGACTTGACAAGATATATGATGTGGTAGATGTTAATAGTGTTTATCTAGCAACACATGAAAGTCCAAATTTTATTATTACAGAAAATGGTAAAGTAAATGTTTACCCTGTTCCGTCTAGTGGTGGAAGCAATTCTTATAATATTTATTACATAAACAATGTTCCAGTAGATAAAGCAGAACAATCTTTGGTTTATAGCCACAGTGATATAGGGTTTTTTGCAGATGATAAAGTGTATTTAGTTGTTATGTATGCTTCTATAAAAGCTATAGAGGCAAAAATAGCATCTTATACAATTGATGACGAGGATTTAGAATTAGTTCAAGGACTACAAGTTACTTTAGCAACATTAAAAGATAATTATGAAAAGGCGTTTGTAGTATGACACAAAAACAAATGATTGAACTTGTACAAATGCATCATCCTGATATGGGTGACACAGAAGCTAGGCTTTATTTAAATAGAGCTTTAAAAGAATTTTGTAGAGAAACAAGAATATTATCAGGATCAACAACATTCTCTACTGTTGTTGATCAACGCTACTATGATCTAGACTCGACAGTTCTTGAGGTAACAAGGTTAGATGTAGATAATTATAGAATAGATAGATTAGTAGGATTACCAGAGAAATCAGATGTCAGTTAAAGAAACAGCACAAAAACATAAATGGTGGATAAAAGATAGAAAATTAGCTATCGTAAAAGATTCTAATACTACAGATGTTAATTATATATCTCCTGACGCAGTTCATACAGTTCAATATCATTATACTAAACAAGATGAAGATTTTGGAGAAGATAATGGAGTTTCTACTTTTACAGCTCAAGCTACTCCAGGAAATTGGGGAGTTCCAACTTATGAAGAAACTATAAATGTTAAACCTCATCTTACAAATGGAAAAGGAACTGGCTTGCTATGCTCTTATTATCTTTCAGGACAAAACCCAATATTTACAGTTACTACCCCTGGTATTGGATATGCTGTTGGAGACACAGTTAGCTTTAAAGATCCAGCACAAAATGGTACTGGAATTCAACTTACAATAGCTACATTAACAGTTCCGACTGGAGAAATAGGATTAACCGAATCTCCAAGTATCCCAGAAGATTATCATGAAGCATTAACTTATTTTGTAATAGCAAGAGGATATGAAAGAAAGCCAGAGTTATTAAACAATGCAGTTTACTTTAGAAATCTTTGGCAACAAGAATTAATTAAAGCAAAGAAGGATGCAAATAAGGAAAAAGATGGTACATCCTACTTTATAAAAGGACATGATTTTTAACCAATATGACCATGAGACAGTCACGCTCGGCAAGTCATAAGTAAGGAGAAACAAGATGGCAATGAATACATATTCAGTTAAAGAAGCAAGTAATATAGGTTTAGGACAAATTGGATCAGCTATATTAGATGACGGTGAATCAGTAACAAATATTGGAACTATGAAAGTAGTTGCAATAACTATGTTTGAAGATTGTACATTTACAACAATGACACAATCTGATGCAGCTAAAGCTGGTACAGGAACATCTACACATGGTAACTCTTTAACTAGTTCTGATACGATACCTCAAGGGGTCACAATATTTGGTAATTGGAGTGCAGTTACTCTAGCTACTGGTCTTTGCATTTGTTACTTAGGCTAGATCAATGCTCGGATTAGCAGTAAGTGTAGCTAAAGGGGGAGCATCTCTCTTAACATACGTTAAGGACAACCTCAAGTTATACCTCGACTTTAAATCAAATAGGTCAGACGAACTTAAGTTTCCATCAGGGGGTTCAACATCGTTTACTAATACGACTGGTGAGCATATAGATTGCGGTACTCAAATAGCTACAGATTTAGGAGGCAGTTTTAATACTGCTTTTACTGTTACTTTTTGGCTATACAGAACAGTTACGAATAATTCTTGCGGAATGTTTTATATTGGAACTTTTGCCGATGCTAATGGGAAAATTCAAATATACACTTACAATGACCAATTAAAATTTAGAATTAATAATGCTGACCAACTTAACATAGATAATTTTTCAGCAAATAATTCTGGTTGGAATCATATAGCTCTTACTTGGAATGCATCTACAACTACTTCTACAGTATATGTTAATGGAGTAGCTCAAACCCCAAAAACAAATTCTGAAAGTTCTATTGCTTTTACAAGTAGTATGAAAACAATTATTGGTAATTATTATGGAGAGGGATTCCCTTTAAATGGTAAAATGGCAAATGTGGGATTTTGGACAAGGGATTTATCCCCCGAAGAAATTCAGTCCGTTATGAACAAGTCTTACAGTCAATTAGGCTCTGTAGAAAAAACAAGTTTAGTTATGTGGCATT